GCTTAACGATATCCTCAGTAACTTCAGTTCCCTCCGGAATACCGAACACCATTCGGGCGTATGGGTTGTCTTGAAGGACGTTTGTAACAGAAGAGGTGGCTAGTTTTAGTTTCTCGTTTTCTTTTTTCTTCTTAGCCCCCTCTACTATAGCACCACCGACCATAGCACCGAGGTTGGCCAGTGCCTGACCCTCGATGCCAGCGGCTTGAGTAAAGCCTGAGTAATCAATCCTGCCCAGTTCTGGGCGTACCTGTGATCCTGCTTGAAGTGCCATAATTCTATCCGAGTAAAGATAATCCTCCGGTTGCTAGGCCGCCACCAATAGCACCTAGTCCACCCATTAATCCAGAAGAACGCTGCGCCTGAGCTTGAGCGACAGCACCTGAGTACTGAGCCATGTTCTGTTGCTGTTGAAGTGCAAGGTTAATGCCTACGTTCGGGTCAAAGAGTTGTGGCCCCATTTGGCCAGCAGCCCCCTGCTGGGCCTGCCCAAGTAACTGACCACCGAGATTAATTGCTGACGAGGGACGACCTAGTATTGTTGACCCAATGTCACCGGCTAATGCTCGCTGCTGTTGGAATGCACTCTGCCCGGCCTGACGGGCCTCCTGACGAAGCCCGGACTTGAACTGTTCACGACCAAGTATTTCGGATGCGATAGCAGCCTGTCCCATCCCCCTGCCTCTGGACACAGATCCGGCCCTAGCAGCCTGCTCAGCGAGTCTTCGACGCTCAGGGGATAGTGGACCCCCGGCCTCAGCAAAAAGCCCTTCAGCCTGCTCCTGTGCCAATTCAGCGAGCCGTGTGCTATACGGATCAGCAGCACGCTGTGCTTCCACCACTTGTGGTGCGAACTCCTCGATAGCGGACACATCGGCAGCACGTTGCTTCTGGAGTTCTGCACGTTGCAATTCGCCTGCCTGCTCTGCCTGACGGGCCAATAGATCAACAAGCCCGGCCTGACCATCCGCACCGAATGCCATAGTCTCAATGTCAGCCAGTTCGAGTGCAGTGTACTGAGGACGGAACTCACGTTCCGATGCTATTAGACGCTCCTGAAGTCGTGGGTCAGTGATTCCCTGAGCGTCCCTGAAACTACTGCCGAACAAGTATTCACCAGTTGCCTTTCCGGGATCTACCGGTTGCGGTGCTGGTGGTGCTTTTCCTTTTCCTCCTCCCATAATGTATCCTTAGTTCAGTTCTAAAATTTTTTTAAAAAGTTTTTGGTCGTACTCGACACGAGTAGGCACTCCGTTGCGATGCCGGATTCCCAGCAGGTGATCAGTACTCAGTGCCTTTGATTGTTGTAAAAATAAATAAGTAAGTTGTTTGAACGCTTGGGTGCTTTCAGCAAATAAAAATGCTAGGAAGATTGAATTATAATCCTCCCTGTCGGGTTCCCATTGGAGAACAAAGTTCCAGTCATCATTGTAGTCACAATTATACCACATGAAGACACCTGTAATACTATTCTCCTCATCATAAGTAGCGACCATAGTGCCCTTGGCCTTGTGATAAGCTACCATTGTCCGGACTACGTCCCGGTCCCAGCCGTCGAAGACCTTCCCGTTCTCGTGCAGTATGCAGAAGTCAACTATCTTTTCGATCCCATCTACAGCCTCACGCTGGTTGCCGCTTCGCAGGGCAATCAGGACGGACTGAAGCAATGGGTTACTCTCCTGCATATTAACTCATTCGGGTTAATTTTATTATTCCGTAACTGTATTTAAACTCGTTCCCGCTGCTTGATCTTTGGGCACGGAACTTAACAACGTCACTAGCAGAAGCGGTTATTAAATTAGCACCCTGAAAAAATTGTCGTTCATTGTCGCCCCCTACATTCGCTTCGTTAGTAAACACAGCAATAGGTATTTCCGTTGATCCAACAAAAGCGGTAACGATAGGAATAAAACTAGCATTATCATCGCCAGCCATCATAGTGAACTCAAATAAGTATGTACCAGCCTCTGTGATTGAAGCGGTAGAAGTACTTAGGGACAGATGCGCACCGGACACACTTGCTGTTGGAACATCCTGAGTTGAACCACTATAACTAAACTCGCCAGAACCAGTCGATGCAATAGAGATTCCTCCATTGTTTTGTACGAACTCGGTGGTGGCAATTCTTGTTGAGTCATTTGCGAATGATTGTGTTGTGGTAGTAGGATTCCCCCCTAATCCAACATCGTCAGCAATCATTGCAGTCTCAACTGCATCGTTAGCAATCGTAACTACTCCGGCATTAGAAATTGTTACATCCCCGGACACTTCTTTGTTATGGTAATCCGACCCATCGGCTATCAAAATGTGTCCATCCGTAGCCGCAAGAGAATCATCCACGAATGAAACCTTTGCTGGCGTAGCAGAATCATCAGCCAATCGTGCCGTACTAATCCCCCCGTCCTTTACGATAATCTTCTGCGGGCTTGACCCGTCGAGTGCTGTGCTTACATCATCGACCGCCCCGGATGCGAAGGTAGCACTATCTACGAGCGCATCGAGCTTAGCCGCCGTGACCTGATCGCCAGTTGAGAAGTCAGTTCCTTTTGATAGAATTGCCATTAGATTGCTTTCTTAGTTGACCGGAAGGCATCGGACGCTGATGACTCAATAGCACGAATCCTCGGTCTTCCACTTGTATTATTGATTGTGTACTGCACACCGTATCCACGGAGTCCACCTATTCTACCACGAATAGAAACATCTTCGTTCACAGCTAAGTCCCCGCCATTGAATGAATTAAGAGAACCCAGTGCCTCAGTGGAGTCAGGGTTCTCTACCTCCGCTGATATATCGAAGTCAGAAGTATTTGTATCGCTGGATTCAACATGGATCTCGAACTCCTTGAACCGCTTACGCTCAAGAGTGCCGTAAGTAAATTGTCTTGTAGTCAGAGAAGCCGGGACCAAAAGGTTTTGCTGCGCACCACCGATCTGAGTAATAACCCGGTCCGTTCCGTCAGCCCTAGCATCAATCCTATGCAGACCTCCTATGTCATTAACTGAGTACACGCCACGAGTGCTTCCCTCCCCGGCTACAATAAGGTTCGCTGTGTGAAAGTTTGGATCATTGACTGAGTCAATACTCTCCCACTGGTTATTTAAAAAATTAAATATCAGTACAGCGTTATTCTGGGTAGCATCATCAAGAGGGACGGCTATAAAATATCTGTTATCAAAATAAGCGGAGACCGCTTTCTCGGCGTGTACCTTGTTGATTCGTTTTATAGTTTCGTTGATCGGCTCAGATAAGGGGGTCTGTGTACCACGGAGGTTGTACTCATCCAAGAACTCCGTTCCGTAAACACCGTTGTCAGAAAGGAACAGAACACGATTACCAACCTGCTGAATGCTATTCCGTGCTAAGCAACCAACCTCATCAGTCAGTAGCCGGATGCTTGAATTATTAAGATCAATTGTATTACTGACTAGGTGAATACTGTTTCGGTTAAACACCATCAGGGTATCGTCAGTAAAGGAATGCAGACCAACAACGAAGTCAGCCGTACCCGCATTGAACCTGTAGCTACCAAATATCTGGTCATACGTATCCGAATCCAATAAGTCCGAAGCAATAATTTCATCAAGAATACCACGTGAGGTAAAGCTATCAGCACCGGAATCCACGCTGTTTTTAAATGGCATTACTAACCTACGCTGATGATATACAGCGAACGGAGGTGCTGGCATATGGCTGAATCCTAGACCTACGGACACTCGTTTTTGGACAGTTCCATTTTTGTTGGTAGCGTCAGCTTTATCTGTAGAAAAAGTAAAGGTAGTTGTGCTGGGTATTGTTTGGACAGTTATGGTATCGCCTACTGAATAAGTAGAGCTACCTGCATCAGTAAAAGTTAAGGTGTCCCCAACTAGCAGGGTAGCAACTGCTGCTGTACTTGCAGTAGCTGTAGCTATACCACTAGCGTAATCAATATCAGTAAGAGACAGAGGCACTGGCTGTGTATAAGTTCCGCTGGCTACTTTAGAGAATGCAGATGTAGCTGTGCCAGTCCCTGATCCTACACCCGTAGCAGTAAAAGTAACGCCTATAGTATCTGCTGAAGCACCAATGGATTGAAAGTCAGTATTGCCAACTGCAGTAATTGTATAGGCTCTGCCAACGACAAAGCTACCCGCAGTTACGGTGCTAAAGGAACCATCCCACTCCAGGGCTACTTGACCCTTGCGGAATATAAACACCTTGTTAAATGCTTGAAGCATTGATGATTCAGGTGGCACAGTTTCGCCTGCAGGGTAAGCGATGTCTACGGTAGCGTTCGTCGCTAGGTTCTTGGTAACAACCTTGAGATTAGAGGCAATGAGGATGTACTGACTTGCGTTCTCATTGGGGTCACTGAAATCAGTACTGGCATAGACCTCGGTAACTGCCCCTTGGTCAAGAATCATATTGAACCCAATAACGGCCTGCGTTGTATTGGCATTCAGAGCAAATGGTAA